AAACGGGATCAGGCGTGGAACCGGGAAAAGATTTCCGCCATCATCGCCCGTGGGGTCATCACCGGCTCCCCCATTCAGGAGATCGCTAAGCACATCGGGAACGAGTGCGGCTCAAGCAACGAAAAAGCCATGCTCCGCTATGCCCGTACCGCCATGACCGCCGCGCAGAACGCCGGACGCATCGAAGTGATGCGCGAATCGCAGGACATGGGCATTAAGGTCAAAAAGCTCTGGATTTCCACCTTGGACGAGCGCACCCGCCCCGCTCACCAAATGCTGGACGGGGACGTTGTAAACGTGGATGAACCTTTTTCCTCTATCTTGGGCCCGATCATGTACCCCGGAGACCCGGCGGCGGATGAAGCGAATACCTGGAACTGCCGATGTGTTTTGGGCTACGAATACCCGGAATATCAAAGCCGGGACGTGATGCGCTACGATCAGGAAGCCGAGGAGGATATTGATGATATCACCTATTCCGAATGGAAGCGAGGAAAAGGAGGTGATTAAATGGCTCAGAAAACCTTTGCCCTCTCCGTGACCTCTCACCGCCATACCGTCGAATCTGACGTTACCAAGGCCATCCACCGGGCCTTGGAAATTTGCGGCGGGAAAGCGGAAACCCACGCCAAGGAGCTCTGCCCCGTTTCTCCGGGCGGTGGTCATCTTCGGCGCAGCATCACCCACAAGCGGGAAGGGGACGATACGGAGCTGATTGCAAGCGATGTTAAATACGCCCCTTACGTCGAATTTGGTCATCACCAGACACCCGGCAGATACGTTCCCGCTATCGGCAAACGGCTCGTCGCTTCCTACGTTCCCGGAAAACCGTACATGGCCCCAGCCCTTGAAAACCATGTTTCGGAATACAAGGAAGTATTTGAAACCGAACTAAGCAAAATATAACCCGCTTCCCTGTTCTATTACCCGCCTTTTCCGGCGGGTTTTTCTTTTGTGGTCGCAGATTTTACGTTTTTGTAGGTGAAATCCTATTTCTTATTCTTTAAAATCATAAAAGAAGCCCGAAGGACTGGGCTATCAAACTCCGCAGGGGCGAAGGACTGCCCCCGAAGGACTGGGAGGAAAACATGTCATTTACGCGGGCATTTTTAAAAGCAAACGGCCTCAACGACGACCAAATCACTTCCGTTATGGAAGAGCACACCGCCATCGTCGACAGGATCAGAAATGAACTGAACGGCTACAAAGCGGATGCCGAAAAGCTGCCTCAAGTCCAGAAAGAACTGGACGATTTGAAGAACGGCGAGGATTTTAAGGCGAAGTTTGAAAAAGAACACGCCGACTTTGAGCAGTACAAATCTGACATCGCCAAGGCAGAACAGACCAAAGCCGTCAAACAGGCCTACCGGAAACTGCTGCTGGATGAACACATCAACGAAAAGCACGTTGACAGCATCCTCGGGATCACGAATTTTGACGGGCTCAAGCTGGACAAGGACGGTGCTCTGGAGAACGTGGACGCTCTCAAGAAAACAATTTCCGAAAAGTACAGCGATTTTCAGGTGCGACAGAAAACGAAAACTCACCAGCCCGAAACCCCGCCCGAAATTGATGTTGGCGGCGGAGCAAGTGATATCCGTCAGCTTGCCGCGAAATGGCATGACGCAAAGTACGGGAAGGTACAGCCTTCCAAACCCAAAACCTAAAGAAAGGATGATGTGAGATGTCTTTTAACGCCGCTACTACTGGCGTTAGCTACGCTCCTGGCTGGTTCCTCGCGGACAACGAACATTGCACCCGCGAAACCCGCACCATTCCCGCGAACCATGCCGAAGTAAAGACCGCCGCCAACGGTGGCAAGTACGTCCCTATGGGCGCTTATATCACCGGCGCTGGCATCCTCTATGAGGACGTGGACGTGACCACCGGCGATATGCCCGGTTCTGTCGTGACCGCCGGAACGGTCTATCAGGATCGTGTAGGCACTGCCGCCGTCACCGCCAAGACCACCCTGGAGGGCCTCGGAATCAAATTTATCACCGCTACCCCTGCCGTAACCCGGCCTGATGATGCCTAAGAAGGAGGCGAATAGAAATGGCTGATCGCTTTGAAAACGGCATCTTCGGCATGATTCGCCCCGAAGATTGGCTCCAGATCGGTTACGACGTCGAACGCCCCAACGATCCTACATCCGAACTGTGGGGGGACGTGAAGACCGATAACCTTGTCGCTTACTGGGAATCCATCGCCGCCGAATACAACGTGCCCGTGATGGCCCAGTATCACGCATTTGACACCGAGGCGCAGAAAGCCCTCCGTGTCCCCGTCGATACCCATAACATCGAAAAAGGTCTGATCAAGGAAAAGATCGACCAGTCCGAACGGCTCCGCGCCCTGATCAACCGTGGCGTAACCAACCAGTCTGCCCTCTACGAAAAGGTTCTCCACGATGGCTATAACCTCGCCGATCACGTGTTCACCCGCGCCATCGTCGCAAAAAACGAGGTGCTGTACACCGGCAAAATGACCATCAAGGAGAACAACCTCAACGTTACCGTTGATTACGGCGTTCCGAATGCCAACCTGAACAAGACGTTGGACTTCGGCGCTGGCGCTACCGCCCCGCTGGATGAACAGCTTCTCGCTATCGTCGGTGATTCTCAGGACAAGGGCGTACCCATCGACACCATGTACACTACCAGCACCGATTTCAACCGCTTCCGTAAGGACACGAACATCCAAAAGGCCATCAATGGCGTTTACATGCAGGGCCAGCTCGTCCGCAACGCCGACCTCCGCCAGTACCTCGGAGAGGAATTCGGCATCACCCGTATTATCCTTCAGGACGGCGTGTACTCCAAGCCCTACACCATGGGTCAGAACGGTCGGCCCGTGACCACCAGCAACCACCTCTACCCCGTCGGCAAGTTTACCTTTGCCCATACCGGCGGCGGCAAGATCGGCGATGGCCTGTGGGGTGATCCGCCCGAAGTCAGCGCGGCCCGGTTCATGGACGTTTCCGCTTCCGAGGTCAGTCCGTATGTCTACGTCAGCCAGTACGCTGAGAACGACCCGGCTGTGACCTGGACGAAGGCTTCCGCCCTGTTCATGCCGGTTCTGTACAACCCCAACGCGCTGTATGTGGCAGCCTACGCAAATACGCCCGGTACCTGATGATGTATAAAGCACTTTGTGTTTTCCGTGACTTGCAGGACGGCCATCTGTATAACGCAGATGAGCCGTTCCCGCATGACGGGCGGGAGATTTCCCCGGACAGGCTGGAAGCTCTTTTAACCGGCAAAAACGCCGCAAAAAGGCCCCTCATTATCATGGCTGGGGAATTTACCGAACCGGACGCGAAAACGCCGCAGAAGCCAAAAAAACGCACTAAAACGAAGGAATAAAGGCGGTGAGAGACGATGCTCCAGCAGGTATGCGAACAAATCCATAATTTCTTCATCCAGAAGCCGAACCCCGGCACGTATACCATCTCCGGCGGCGTCCTCTCTCCCCTCCCTGCTCTTTGGGAGGGCCAACGCTTTTGGATCGTCGGCAGTGCGCTCAACGACGGCGTTTACACCTACCATGCCGCCGGGATAAAGGACGATGACGAAGAATCTTCCGCCTCGCTGATGGACGAAACCTTTTCCGGCTCCGTGTGCGCTCTGGCTGTCCCCCGCGCCGTCATCGATCTCGCAAAAGAGATCAAGGACTGGACCGAAAAATACGCCGATGCCCTGAACAGCCCCTACCAGTCCGAGGACGTGATCGGCGTTTATTCCTACGAAAAGATGACCGCTTCAAAGGTTAACGGCGGCAATAGCATCATCGGCTGGCAGGATCAATTTGCTAACCGGCTGAAACCGTGGAGGAAGGTGAGCCTGTGAATCTGCTGGAGAGTATGATGGACAGTTGCACGATCTTGGATCGTGTCACTTCCTCCGACGGGGTTTTGGGTCTTGTCAGCGCATGGCAGGACGGCGCGACCTTCAAAGCGACCATCATCAAGGACAACACCACCGAAGCCCACATCGCCGAACAGCAGGGGATCAAGCAGATTTATACCGTTGTCACCCAAAAGGGCTTCGGCCTGTTGTATCACGCCGTATTCCGCCGGGACAGCGACGGACAAATCTTCCGCGTCACCAGCGAACAGCGAGACAGCGAGGCCCCGGAAGCCAGCACCATAAAAATCGGCAAAGTGACCGCCGAAAGGTGGGTGCTGCCGGATGCTTAAAGCCGCGCAGACGCTCGCTGAGTTTTTCGGCGGTTTTGGCCTTCCCGTATATCAGGAAGAAGACGTGCCCGACACCGCGACCCCGCCTTATATCACGATCCCGCTGAAAGACCCGGACTGGCGGTCCCAGGCTTCCTACCAGTTCTCTATCTGGTATCGCACTACCACGAATCTGCCTCCCATAAGGAAAGCGGACGAAATTCTCGCCGCTGTTCACGAAGGTGTGCGGCTGTACTTTGACGGCGGACTGTTGGTTCTCAGGATCGACAGCGACACGCCCACGCAAATCATGGTCGACGGAGATTACCGCTGCGCCCGTGTCTCCCTCGTCCTCAACGCTTACCATCTTCCGGGCGAATAACCCGGAGAAAGGAGAAAACAATGCCCGCAGGAATGACTACCAACCTGACCGCCGCCGGTTTTAAGAAGCTGATTCTTAATGCCGGTGCTTTTGTGGCCGGTTTTGATCCTTCCACCTACGCCACCGTTGCCGAGCTTAAAACGGCCCTCGCTACCGCTCTCGCCGATAGCACGAAGAATCTGGGCATGACGCGGGGCGACAGTTCTTTTAACGTCACCCGTGAAATGCGTCAGGTAGAGGCGAACGGCGTTCGTTACCGCTTTGTCGGCGATACCTTTGTCGACAGCTCCGATGCCTACCTGTCCACTACCCTGCTTCAGGTCGGCGAGCCGGAGGTGCTGAAAAACGCCCTCGGAACCGTTACCGTTACCACTTCCGGCGACAAGACCACCTTGAAGATGAAGACCCGCATCGAGGAGGGCGATTACATCAGCCACCTGTGTTGGGTTGGTGATGTGGCGGACGGCGGTCTGACGCTGATCCATCTGCTCAACGCCTTTAATACCTCTGACATCAATATGTCCATCACCGACAAGGGCGAAGTCACCCTCCCCGTCGAATTCCACGCTTTCCAAGGCGATGTGGAGGACTACGATTACGCCCCCTTCGAGATTCTGTTCCTCGATATCCCTTAACCCAGGCGTTATCGGGGCTTGAGATAACGCCGGGGACAGTACTCAAGCCAGCATTTTCACCAAGCGTATATAGCTACGTTGCAGAATGGGACTCGTTTAACGAAGAGATCGAGGATAACGGCGGGCTGACCGTAAACGTAACACCGGTCGCCGGCTTTACCGCCGAAATCTTCCTCGATAACCTTGTGACTGGAACAACGACAAAAATCGCCAACGGCTCCACCTTCGATACTGGTACTTATAATCTAAGAATCCATTGTACCGACGGCGAGAAAGAGTGCGAGTACAAAGTTAGAACTATGATCGCTGATCCAGGAGGCACACCGAGAGACTGACACCACCACAGCGGGGCGGGGATTCCCGCTCCGCCATCTTTTTTAGGAGGGCAAATTGAAACTATCCGAAATGACCAACGATCAGGCCGCCGATGCCATGATCCGCCTCGCCGAACCCATCGGCGCGATCTGCGATGACGAAGAAGCCGTGAAGATGATCGAC